TACATAATCACTATGGTAGAATTGTGTGTACTTACCTTCATCTGCTCCATATTCTCCTATACCACCTTTTTTCTTTAGGTCATAATGATTAATAGCTTCTTGGAAAGCATCTTGTAGTCTTAGTATATCTCCTAGATGTATATACTCCCACGCACCTTCGTTGATTGTATCATCTATAGCTTTTAGTTTATTAATTAAATTTAATGTTACTGCATTTATCTTTGGTTTACTTTTGTTCGTCATAATATCTCTCCTCTATTGTTTTTAAATCGTGAATATATGAAAGCATATCTTCATGAGTATATCTTTCAGTAGCATCTATACCTACTAATGCTTCACATAGTTCTTCATACTTGTCTAGC